TCGCGTTTGCGTTGCCATCGGTAGGTGTTGCGTAGCTTGTCTATGTCGGTCTTCTTGTAGTGTCTTGCTGGTTTTGTGGGGCATTCCTCGCCCATCTGGTGCATTCGCCCGCAGTATCCGCATGCTTTGAGCATGGTGTGTTTTCTCCGTTGATATGGTTGAGCCTATGTCCTGCGTCGTGCGCGGTGTCATAGGCTCGTTGGTTATTTGGTTGTGGGGTCGTTTGTTTTTGCTGTTGCGTGGCTTACGCCGATCAGTGCGCCGATGAGTACGCCGATTGCGTTGAGTGTGGTTACGATTGCGTCGGTATCATGCCAGCCCCAGACTGCGCCGATCACGCCGATGAAGGTGGCGATTGCTGGGAAGGCGATCAGTCCAGCCCATTTCAAGATTTCGTATGCTTTGTTGTTGAGTAAATATGTTTTGGTGTCCATTGTTTGTTGCCTCCTTGTCAGTGTTATGCGAGGATGCTCAGGAGGATAAGTGTCGCACAGATGATGATTGTGATTGTTATTGCGGTATTCATGGTTTGTCCTTTCGTTCGTTATTAGTCTACCTCTGTCAGGTGTGTGATTGCCTTGCTAGTGGTAGCGTCAAGATTTGCTTGTGCCTTTTGCACCTTGTCCATTGCCGCTTCCACATTACCATTTAAGTGTCCGTGATTAAGTGCGATTAGGCTGATCTCGTTTGCCGCTAGGCTCGCGTCTATGCCTTTGAGCATGGCTTCGTAGAGGTATTGTCGTTCGTTGTGTTGCTGGTCGCGTTTCGCGTTGATCAGCGCTTGCTGAGCGCGGTATTGCGCGTCCTGCATGTCACGCTGCTTCATCCGGTTGTTGCCGACGTATGTGATGGACGCTGCGAAGATGCTTGATATTGCTGCGCAGCCGCTTGTTACGATTGCGACAATTATTTCCGTGCTCAGCACCATTGTTATCCTCTAATCACTCACGTTCCCCAATATTGTGGTTTCCTTCTTGTGATTATAGCGTGATTGGAGCGGGATTTACGGGACAATTCTTGTGTTATGATTGGAGCGTACTCATTTTTGAGTATTCCTTTCAGTTGGTTGGTGCTGGGGCATGGCTTAACGGCCATGCCCTTTCCTTTTATTCTTGGCCGGATTCAGGCTCTGTGATAGTCGCCGCCGTCCCATCATCCCATAAGTAGCATTTACCCCATTGCGAATGTTCGACTGGGATCTTGTGTGGATCATCGCAGCTGTGGACTAGCCAGCCGTGCGCGTATGCCTCCGCTGGATGCATGTGGACGTATCCGTGACAGCCTTGCGTCCCGCTACCGCAGAGCCAGATCAGGTTGGACGCTTCGTGCAAGCCGCTCCAACCGTGTGACCTCATGCGTCGATGGTGGAGCGAAGCCATCGACCCGTATAGTGCCTTGCCGCATCGGACGCAGCATTGCATGTCCCTTTCGGCGCAGATTGATCGTGTCGCTGGTGTTGGATTCGTGGCCTTGCTCATTATTTGGCTCCTTGAATGTCCTTGCGGATCAGTGTCTTGATATAGCCTTGCTTGTTGCCCACTGTTTCGAGTTTGTTGATGATGTCGGCGTCGTTTTCCTTGTGCAGTTCGAGATGATATTGCCGTGAAGCCCTTTTGTGGTAGGCGTTCGCTGCTTTGGTGTGTCTGGTGCCCATTTTTACCTCCCTAAGTATCCGATCAGGATAGTCAAGGCGATCAGGCAAAGTGCGATCATTGTTTCACGCATTTTGCTTGTCCTTCCCGTATTGTCTGAGTAGCATTTCGATCTCCCTGCGGCTGACTTGCGGTAGCAGTGGCGCGATTTCATCCACACTGTAGCCACGCTCATGCCAGTGAATGACCATTTCCGATAACACCTTTTTCATGATCCCTCCCTAGAATAGTGGGACGTTGTCCGGGTCATAGCATACGCGGCGAACCCGGTCTTTGAATTCCACCGTGGGGGTATGTCGTAATGGTGGCGTATCCGCTTGGACGTGATGCCAGAATTCGTCCACAGCGTCCTCGATCATCTCGATCAGTAGTTCGTCACGTTCGACGGAGCGTTCGATAATCCGGCTATTGCCTATCATGGCGATCAGTTGCGCTTGCCGGTATCCAGTGACCGCCATATAGTGCAGGACTTGGCAGGCGTATGATATCGGCACGGTGTCCGGCTCCCAGTATTTGGCGCTAGGCCAGCCGACCGTCTTTATTTCCAGCACTTCCTTCCTGCCGCCCTCGTAGGTCAGCACTCCGTCTAGTGATGCTTGCCGCCACGGGTGTTCATCGTCCTGAAGCATGTATTGCGGTTCTTCGACCTTGACGCTAGGGTGCCTGTAGGCGTATTCGTCGCGTAATGCAGGCTCCACGGCATTGCCAAGGATCACAGCCGGTTTATGGCTGATATCTTCGGGCTTAGCTTTTCCGGTTTTCTCACGCCAAAGTGTCATGATGCCCTTGTAAGAGTTCACGCCCATGATTACACCAACGTCGGATCCGCCTACGCCTTTATCTCGTTGCTCATGCCACGCCTTGCTGATTTCTTCAGGCGTGCCGCTGAATCTGAGTTCCTTGACCGTCATTTCGTGTCCTCGCTTGTGAGAGTCGCTAGTATGGTGTCTTCGCATTCCGGTTTTGGTAGTGGTTGCGGTGTGCTCATACCCTCGTAGTACTTGTTTAGAGCGTGCAAGCTTGTTTGCGTGTCTGGGCTGTCGGAATCGTAAAATACTGTCAGCCAGTCATACTGTGAGTTTTGCACGTATCGCAAGTGCAAGGGGCAGAAGAATCTCGGCTTATTATCACTTGTGAACAGACACAACCAGTCTTCGGCATCGGTAATCTCACTGGTTACGATTTCCTCGCTTGTACTCCAGAAGTCGTATTCCACGTGGCACCCAGCGTAGTCACATTTTGCCTTGTAAGTTGTTCTCACTCTCATGCTCATTTCGTATCCTCCCTCTTGTATTCGGCTACGAGTTCTTTCCACTGTCTGCTTGCGAGCGCGGGTTGGCTGAACCAGATGGTGGAGATATGCCCGCGTGGGCATTGGAGCCGGTAGAGGGTGCGCCCTGTAGTGACTTTGTGGCTCTCATCGTATTTCCTTGTTTCCGCTTCCTTGAATACCGGTGGCCTGCCGCACATTGGACACCCGTATTCGTCGTGTTTGCGTTTGAACCACATGACTATTCCTCCGTGTCCTCGATTGGCTTGCAATTGTATGGGGTCGGGTTTATGTCGCTGATCGTGCAGGCGTATGATTGACTTCCGTCGCGCATGATGATGGTTCTTTCGGTTGTCACGTCTTTCCAGACGCAACCGCAGAAGACAATGAATATTGCAGCCGCGGCCACCACCATCAGTTTGTCGGCAATGTCCGACCAATCCGGTTCCCATTTCATTTTTTCGCATCCTCGCTTTGCTTGGTGGTTTTGGTTTCATGTTCGTCAAACGGGACCGCTAGCTTCACGTGGCTATTCATGATTGCGATGCGCCCCGGTTCATCAAACCACGTGAAGCTAGCGGGGTAATACTGATTACCGCTAGACGCATATCCGCAAGCAAGACCGTATACGCCTCCGTCGCATTCTTTCCAGCCGTTTTGCAGGTAGTATGTTTCGTCCGTATCGAGTTCCACACGTAGGCCCATGTCATGCGGGAGAAGTTCTAACACACTGCTCATTTCGCGTCCTCGCTTTGATTCTGCACTTCGGACGGCATGGAGCCGCTGTAGCCGAGCATGGATTGGCAGTGGCGTATGACCCTCGCCAGCGCGTCCGCCTGCATGAAGTTGGCGTAGTAATCGCCTTCTATGTCGGCGCAAAGCTCCTTCGCCCAGTCGGTGCACCAGTCGATGACTTCTTGCAGGGTCTTGTCCTTTTCGGTTACGTTCGTAGCCATCATTCTTTCCTTTCTGCGTGTACCACCATTCGATGGTTTCTTCCTGTCGTGGTGATCCTTGTTTGCAACTCCGACTATACACCTATATGGAGGCGACATGCCGAAGGATCACCAAACACGACACCTTGATTCATGCTCTTCGACACCACGCACATACTCCACGCTCATGCCGACGATCTCAGCGACAGTCTCAGCCGGATACCCAAGGCCGAGATAATGCACCGTAAGCCAATATGATCTCGACTCCGTATCGTATGACGTTCCACGTGTCTCATGCTCCCCTGCCATTCATTCCTCCGTGAAATAGATTTCAGTCTCATACTCGGCTGCGCCGGCCAGTCGCGCAGGAATATTACCGATGTACATTTCCTTTGCCTTGGTCAGCCAGCAGCGCTTGCGTTTCCCGTTTACCCTCGCCCATACCATATTGTCTTTCGAGAGTGCAAGCCGCGCTTCCTCCGGATCAAGCTTGACGATCATTGGCTTCGGTTTCCGAAGTTCAGCGATTTCACTCGCCATCTCGCTCATGATCAGGCTGGACATGCGCTTATCGTCGTTCTCGTGGGCGATTTCACGTTTCCGCGCTTCGTCGCGTCGCTTCCAGCGCCATCGAGTTCCCGTCTGCGTGGGTGCTGTTGCCACGCCGGTGAAATTCGCTTTCATGGTTCTCCCTTCAATGTTGGGTGGTCGGCTTGGTGTTGACTTCGATGATATAGACGCGATGATGCCCAATTGGGATATCTTCGTCCATGTCGATATACAGGCGTGGCGTTGGTCGTGTTTCGCCTTTTTCATCATCGTAGAAGGACGCTCCAACGATCTCGCCGGTAAAAGAACGGATTGGCTCATCGCCCCAAAACTGCATGTATTTGGCAAGATTATTCAACTTTTGCTGAGTATCCATTTCACTCATTTGTTTTCTCCTTCAATGGTGGTGGGCGGCGTGGCGTACGCCGCCCATGCTGGCTACTCCGCACCTAGCATATCTTCAAGCGTCTCCGGGTCGATATCCTCGAATTCCACATCATGCTCTCTCATGTAGTCTGCGACGGTTTCCGTCGCTTCCTCGACGTTGACCTTGTGCCGAATGCACCAGCCCTCTAGATCGGCATCGTTGCCGATTGTGTGGCGCAGGTAGGTGGTGATGTTGTCTTTGATGGTTGTGTTCTTCATGGTGTCCGTCCTTTCGGGTTGGTGTCTTGGTTTTTCTTGTTTATACTTATCACTATACACCTATATGAGGGTGACACGCCGGGAAAAGTAAAAGTGCCGCGACCAAACAGCCACGGCACCAATCAGGATCAACCCAGCATTTTGGCAAGCGCCTTGCCCTTATCCGTCAGACGGAAGAGACGGCACCGCCGATTGTGCACCGTCTTGCCATACATCGGCGTACCATCATCATGCACGGCAAGCTCGATATACCCGCCTCGCATGAGTTCGGCGCGACGGCTACGAAGCGACTGAGCCGTACCAGCCAGTACGGGGCTACCCCAAGATGCCGTCCGATCGATCCTGTGCGAGATATCCTCGTCACTTGCAGTGCCAAGCTTGTCGAGCGCCCATAACACCGCTCTCTTGTCGCGTGTAACGTCTATGGTCTCTGCCGCTTCCCAGCTCGTCGCCGGGTCATTCCTCCGTGCCTTGGCTTCACTCATTTTCAGCCGCCTTCCTTGCTTTGGTTTTGCTTGTCTCCGCACGCTGTCTCTAATATGAGATTGCTTCGATGCGGGTGATGAAGAAGTGGATGCCGGGGGCGTACTCAGTCAACCGGTCGGGGTCGAAGTCTTCGGCATACACAGTCCCCCCTTTTCTGTAAGTGAATCCCGGGTCGTGCACGTTGTATGCCGTGATGTCTGGTGGGAGGCTGTGGCCGTCAAGGTCTTGCAGATCAAGCACTTTGGCTTTGCTGGCGCGGCATTTGCGCCCCCTGCCGTTGGAGCGTTGAGCATCGGCTGGAATGATCAGTTTCACGATGGCTGGCGTGTTGCCGTCTATCCATGCTTTT